CACCGGAAGGGTACAAGCACCGCTGGATTCGTCGCGAGACGATGGGATTTGATGATCGGATGAACATCACAGCAAAACTGCGCGAGGGCTATGAACTCGTGCGGGCTGAGGAGTATCCCGATTTTGCTTCCGCATCGATTGACGACGGCAGACATGCAGGTGTGATCGGCGTAGGCGCTTTAGTGCTCGCCCGTATCCCCGAAGAGACCGCTCAGGAACGCAACGCGTATTACCTGAACCGAGCACGTGACCAACAACGAGCGATTGACAATGAGCTGTTGAAATCCAATGCGCATGACTCGATGCGAATCAACAGTCCTGAACGGCGCTCACGTACGACGTTTGGCAGCCGTCCAACGGCTGAAACTTAAATCTTTTTGAAAGGAACGACAAATGGCTAACGTAGATAAGCCTTTTGGTCTGCGTCCGCTTGGTAATCTGTCAGCCACTGGTGCTCAAAAGCAATATGGCTATGAAATTGCAGATAACCAATCAGGCGCAATTTATCAAGGCGACTTGGTTACCGTCTATGACGGTTATCTGGTGAAGTTTGCTCCGGCAACTCACACCGCAGCGGTTGGCGTGTTCAATGGTTGCAACTACATTGATCCAACCTCGGGCAAGCCTACTTGGAAGAACTACTACCCTGGTTCGGTCAACATCACCCAAGGCAAGATCACGGCTGATGTGATTGACGATCCCAGTCAGCTCTTCATCATCCAGGTTGATGAGTCCGTTGCACAGGCCGATATCGGCAAAAACGCTGATGTTGTGGGAACTGGCGGTAGCACTACCACAGGTGTTTCCACTATGGAACTCGATTCTTCAACAATTGCAAAAACCGCAGCACTGAACCTTAAGATTGTTGGTCTCTGGGATGTTCCAGGCAACACTTTTGGTACGAATGCCGTGGTTGTTGTGAAAATTAACGAGCACCTGTACGGCAGTGCTGGTGTTGCTGGACAAGGAGCTTAATCATGGCAATTTCACGTGCCCAACTGGTTAAAGAGCTTGAGCCTGGGCTCAATGCGCTTTTTGGCCTGGAGTATAAGAACTACGAAAACGAACACTTGCAGATCTATTCTGTCGAGTCTTCTGATCGTGCGTTCGAAGAGGAAGTCATGGAATCCGGGTTTGGTGAGGCTCCGGTCAAGACTGAAGGCGCTGGTGTCGCTTATGACAACGCGCAAGAGGTTTACACCGCTCGCTACACCCACGAAACCATTGCTTTGGCCTTCTCGCTGACTGAAGAAGCCGTTGAGGACAACCTCTACGACCGTCTGGCAGCGCGTTACACCAAGGCTTTGGCTCGCTCCATGGCGCAAACCAAGCAGATCAAAGCTGCTGCGGTGCTCAACGGTGCTTTCACTACCTCACTCGGTGGCGACGGCAAGCCCTTGTGCGCGCTGGATCACCCCACCCTTGGTGGCCCAGACCTCAAGAATGAGCTCACCACACCTGCGGATCTTTCGGAAACTTCGCTTGAGCAGTCCTTGATCGACATTGCAGCGTTCACCGATGAACGTGGCTTGAAGATCGCTGTTCAGGGCCTGAAGTTGATCATCCCGAAAGAGCTCATGTTTACCGCTGATCGCATCATGAAGTCCACGCTGCGTGTTGGAACGGCAGACAACGACATCAATGCCATCAAGAACATGGGTATGATTCCCCAGGGCTATGTGGTCAACCACTTCCTGACCGACCCAGAGGCATTCTTCATCAAGACGGATGCACCTAACGGCATGAAGATGTTTGAACGTGTGGCCATGCGCACTGGTTTTGAGGGTGACTTCGACACCGGTAACGTAAGGTACAAAGCGCGCGAGCGGTACTCGTTCGGATTCAGCGATCCCAGAGGCATCTTTGGAAGCCCTGGAGCTGCATAAAATCAAGCACTTAGCTTGATCATGAAAAGCCACCTTCGGGTGGCTTTTCTTTTTGTGTAACAGGAAATTTCATGTATAATGGGTAACACTTTATACAGGAGATTTGTTATGCCCACCGTAAACGAGGTTATTGAAAAGTTTCCTGACGTTGTACGTCAACGCTACGACTTCTCCCATGCGGTGTATGTCTCAGCCTTAAAGCCTATGACGGGAATTGTTTGCCCTAAGCACGGCGTCTTTCAACAGTATTCAGCACAATTCCGCAAAAACGGTGCAGGGTGTCCCCAATGCGGTGAAGAAAAACGCATTCAATCTCGACGCATGGATCCTGTTGAATTTGTTGAAAGATCTACAGAAGCGCATAACAGCCGCTATGGCTATGACAGAACGCAATACATCAACATGACCACAAAAGTCACGGTGACCTGTGCGGATCACGGAGATTTTTTGATTACGCCTCTTAAGCACCTGTACGAAAAACAAGGCTGCCCTTCTTGCGGAGCCTTGAGCCGTGGAAAAAGACTCAACGTCCCAAATGCTGCCAAAAAAACCGCTGACTTTAAAAAACGAGTTTTTGGCGATCGTTTTGTTGAAGAAGCCTTAACTGTCCACGGAGATCGATACGACTATAACAGTACAGTTTACCTAGGTGCGAAATCAAAGCTTGAGATTCGCTGTAAAGAGCATGGCGTCTTTACTCAAACAGCGGAGCACCACCTAAAGCGTGCCCACGGGTGTCCGCAATGTGGACACATACTCTCAAAACAAGAGGACAGGATCGGGCGTTTTTTGTCAATGTTCACCCCGGTTGAAACTCGAAGCCGAAAAATACTGGGAGGTAAAGAACTTGATATTTACCTGCCTGAACACCGTCTGGCCGTTGAGTATTGTGGCATGTATTGGCATTCCCACGAGGATGCTCAAGATGAACTAGAGAACAAACGTAGGCATGCTTTAAAGCATCAAGCCTGTCGCGATCTAGGTATTCGCTTGATTACCATTTTTGAATCTGAGTGGCATGAACATGAGCCCGCCATACGTAGACTACTCAGGAACGCAGTGGGTAGGTCTAAGGGCAGGCTGATGGCAAGAAAGTGCGCCTTGCGCAAGGTCGATTCATTAAATGCTAGGAAGTTTTATGATCGCTACCACCCTCAAGGCGGTAATGGATCAGGCATCCATTACGGTCTCTACCATGGTGAATTGCTTGTTGCCTGTATGCGTTTTACCTTTGGGGCCAATGATCGAGGTGCTACGGATCGCGTTTGGACACTGTCACGCTTTGCGACACGCATCACGGTAGTGGGAGCTGCGTCTCGTTTGTTCCAGGCTTTCTTGCAGGAGCATGGAAACGTCGCCGTTAAAAGTTTCTCTGACAACCGTTACTTCGATGGGGGTATGTACGAAAAGTTGGGTTTTAAGCTTGAGGAAGAGATTCCCGCCGACTATCAAGTCTGGAGCCCCAAGATAGGACTTTGGCCCAAGAGTCATTATCAGCGTAAAAACATTCAGAAACGTCTGGTTGAACACGGGAGTGCCGACATTTTCAACGCCGATACGGACCCCCGGTCTGAGGCAGAAATGACCTATTTAATGGGAGCAAGAAGAATCTACGATTGCGGGAAAAAACGATGGATCTATAACGGCGTTGCATCCTCCGCGCCATAGTGCTACAGTGCCTGTATTCCGGGGTTAGCCCGGTGTATTAGACAGTCCCGGCTGACGACATGCAGACTAATACACCGATATCGCATGTGAGGATTACATGGCACAAACGCGTTTTTCGGGCCCTATCAAAGCAGGTCCCATTGCAGACACTACAGGCACCACAGTAGGCACTAATGTAGCCAACGTCGGCTTCGTTCTAATGGCTCAATCCGCTGTGATCGATATCATTGGTGCAACTTCCAATGATCAAGTTGTGGCTACCGTTCCGGCGGGATCACAGATTGTCGATGTTATCCTTAATGTAACAACAGCTAACGATGACACAGGCACCGCCACGGTTTCTGTCGGCACTTCGGGTAGTGCAACCGCGTTCCTTCCTGCCACTTCGGTTAAATCAGCTGCTACCACACGCGGCACTTTGACCAATAGTGCCGCGACAGATGTTGGAACTTCAGATATCCAAGTGCTTGCAGATTTTGCTGCTCAGAATGGCGATGGGGCCGCAGGGGCCGCAACCGTAACAGTGCTCTACATACAAGCTCGCGACCTTGTTTAATAGGGGGCTTTCATGAGCGCCAGTAATATCCAGGCAGTCACCAAGACTGCCGACGCCCACGCGATTGCGGGGCGCACGCGGGTGGTGGGGATGTACTTCACTAATACAGGCAACGCCGCTTCGTTTTCTTTGAAGAATGGCAGCACTTCCTCGGGAACGGCATTGGTAACCATCAACACCCCTGCTGCGGCGGGAGCCAGTGACATCATCATCCCGGACATGGGCATCTTGTTTGATGAAGGTGTCTTTATCGACGTCTCAGGTGCAGATGTCACAAGCGTCACGTTGCTTTTCCAGGGTGGGGCCCCTGCCTAATGGCTAAGTCCAAGGGCATGGGCATTGCGACGTCGGTCAAGAGCGGTAATTTCCGACCGACCAAGCAAGGCGCAGGCATGACGCAAAAGGGCGTCGAAGCCTATCGCCGTGCCAACCCTGGGAGCAAGCTTAAGACAGCGGTGACCTCGG